TAGTGATGGAAAAATTATTCAGTTTCCAAATAGAATGAAGGTACATAAAAATCTCAAGATATCTGACAAGGCAATCAAATTACATACTGACTTGAAATTTGCAGAACACCTTACTGAAGGACTTGTTGTAAATATGATTGCCAATATGCAAGAAAATGGAATGGATACTGAAAATCCAGAATTCATTAAAGACATTGGGTTTATGATTGAACTTGTCAAGGCTTGTATCTATAGAGACATGGGTGTAAAACATCCTATGCAAGAACTTGTTGACATTTTCGTACTTTCAGATTATGATGAGACTCAAGGACTATATACTGAGTTCGATTTGGATTTGGTTAAAGATGTAATTGAAGAAATCAAGGGAGATGAAAAAGAGTAGTTATGATATTAATTGATATGAACCAAGTATGTATCAGTAATCTAATGATGCAGATAGGTTCTAAAAGACAAAATGATGTAGATGAAAATTTGGTTCGCCATATGGTTCTAAACTCACTTAGGATGTATCGTTCTAGGTTTGGTGATGAATACGGTGAACTTGTTTTATGTTATGACAGCAAAAAGTATTGGAGAAGAGATTACTTTCCTAATTACAAATCTAATCGAAAGAAGGATAGAGAAGCCTCTGGACTAGATTGGAATCTAATCTTTGAAACACTAAATAATATTCGTGATGAGATTAAAGAACACTTTCCTTATAAGGTTCTTGAAGTCGAAGGTGCAGAGGCAGATGATTGTATCGCTGGTATAGTTGATTACGTTTCTAAAACACCTACTGCATATGAGAAGGTTCTTATCTTATCTGGTGACAAAGATTTTATTCAGTTGCAAAAACACAACTTTGTAAAGCAATTTTCACCTGTATTGAAGAAGTTTGTGAATGGAATAGACCCTCACCTATATATTAGAGAACATATATTGAAGGGAGATAGAAGTGATGGTGTACCAAACTTCCTATCTGCTGACGATACATTTGTAAACGAGTTGCGGCAGAAACCACTGGCCAAGAAGAAAATCGCTACATGGGTTGAACTTGAACCAGAGGATTTTTGTACAGAAGAAATGATGAGGAATTATCAACGCAACAAAACATTAATTGATTTGGAATGTATTCCTGTCGTTTTGAAAGAACAGATATTGATTGACTATCTGAAACCACCTGTAGGTGATAGATCAAAACTACTAAATTATTTCATATCAAAAAGATTGAAGAATCTTATGAACGATATTGGAGACTTTTAATATGAGTAGAACATATACACCTCTACTTTCTGAGGTACTAAAGAAAGTACATAACGCAAAGACAAAGGATAAGAAGATTGCAATCCTAAAAGAGAATGATTCAGATGCTCTTAGGATGGTACTTAAATCTTCTTTCGACCCTAACATCGAATGGGTATTCCCAGAAGGAGAAGTTCCTTACCAAAAGAACGAAGCCGCAGAGGGAACAGAACATACTGTTCTGAGAAAAGAAGCCAGAAAACTGTTTAGATTTGTAAAAGGGGGTGACAACACTTTACCACAGTTTAAGAAGGAAAATCTTTTCATCCAAATGTTGGAGGGGTTGCATTCAACCGAGGCCCAACTTATTGTTGACGCCAAGGACAAAAAACTGCATCAGGTTTACAAAGGACTATCTGACAATGTAGTTAAAGAAGCATTTGGTTGGAATGACCAATATATCAAGGAAACCTAATATGAAAGAAAACTATCAAAATTGTTTGGAGATTATTCTGCATCACGAAGGCGGTTATGTAAATCATCCAAAAGACCCTGGCGGCGAAACTAATCTTGGTGTCACTAAAAGGGTTTATGAAGAATGGGGTGGAACAAAAGACATGAAGGATTTAGAAGTGTCTGACGTTGCTCCAATCTATGAGAAAAACTATTGGGGGCGACTAAAATGTGACGATATCCCATCTGGGCTTGACCTCTGCGTATTCGATTTCGGAGTGAACGCTGGTACAGGACGCAGTGCAAAATATCTTCAGCGTATGATTGGCACTGTTGCAGATGGTGGAATTGGCCCCAATACACTAAGGACACTTGGTGAGTATATTGATGAACATGGTCTTGAAACAACTATTAAGAACTTTCAAGATGCCCGTCAGTCATACTATGAGAAACTATCTACCTTTGACACATTCGGTAAAGGTTGGACTCGTAGGGTTCTAGAAACTACATCTTCTGCCCTAAAAATGTCTTGACAAAATGCCCAGTTTTTAGTATTATATAACAGTTGGGGGAAGGTGAACTCCTCTCTCTCTCAAACTCTCTCACACCCCCAACGACCAAATCCCCTGAGAAATCAGGGGATTTTTTTTGAAAAAAGCTATTGACATATATGGTTTGTTATGATAGCATATAGGTATAGTTAAGAGAGGTGATTCGCATGAATTATATTGAAGTTATCGGTGGAAACAAGTTTCAGAAACATATCGCTGAAACTGTAGTTACCCAGATGATTAAGGCTCTCATGCCTAGAATGAAAACATTAGAGATTACAGTCAACATCAAAAAATTAACAGGTGATGCTGTTGGTTGGTGTATGATGGAAGATGATAATCGTGAGTTTACGATTGATGTTCACAACAAATTAACACTGAAAGATTTTGTGACTACTATCTGTCACGAGATGGTTCATGTAAAGCAATATGCAAGAAAAGAGACTTGTGGTTATGGTGAGAAGTGGAAGGGTAAAAAGGTTAACCCTAAAACTGCCTACTATGATTTGCCTTGGGAGAAAGAGGCTTATAAAATGCAAGACAAACTTGCTCAACTAGTATGGGATGCAGATGTACTCTAAAGAAATAAGAAACAGAATTATACTGTCAGTTGCGGCTTATGCCTATGAGTTTAAGGGTGATAGTATTATGTCAGACCATGAGTTTGATGATTTAAGTCTGAAAATAAATCCAAATCAAGAAACTGGAAATGATTTATTAGATAAGTTTTTCAAAAATCATTTTCAGCCACATACTGGAATGTGGATTAGAACTCATCCAGAGATTAATAAGTTAGATTATTTGTACAAGACATACTACAAAAAGTCTTGACAACTAGCGAATCATTTGATAGTATAGCTATGTAAGATACGAAAGAGAGGAAATTATGGGAAAAGTTAAAAGTTACATTATGGACATTGAAGAGGATGTCTACAATATCGAAGGTTTAGAAGATAAGATTTCTGAGTCTGAAGATATTTCTGAGGTAAATACTTTTGTAGTTGATACACTTGGATTGAAAACACATTTCGATATTAGTATTGCTGAGAATGCAATTTCAGAAATGTGGAATGAACTTTGGTGCCAATACCAAGACGGCCCTTATTAAAAGAGAGGATTATATTATGACACAAGTTGCAGTTATTCATACAGCGTTTGAAGATACCCCACGCACAGTTGCGTTTGTTGAAGTGGGTGAACGAGTTGGTACGGAGGCTCTTGAGTATGCGTATCGTTGGACACAGAACATCATGGACAGTTGGTCATTGAAGATGCCACAAGATGGTAACGATGATGTAACCGTCATGGGTGAACTACCTGTTGTAGATGGTGAGACTTATGGTTTACGTTCTACTTCTATGGGTGATCAGATGTTGCTTGGAACTACCAAGTACAAGGTGGCCATGTGTGGTTTTGAAGAGATTTAGTCTATTGTTCATTATATTTGCACTATCTGGTTGTGTATCTACGCCCGAGTTGGTTATTGAAATTTACCAGAAGTGTAAATATAGGAACGATTGTATTGGTGATAGAATAGGAGAAATGTTTAATGTTGGGTAGATTGACCTCATGTGTTCTCATTGCATCTATCTCTGGTTGCCACCCAGTGTTTGCAGATGTACCATGTGAATACGATAAAACTGTAGAAACAAATTGGACACAACAAATCGAAAAGACTTCTAATATTGACAAGAAAGTTTTCCCATATGTTGAGGATACCAGAAAATGTATTATGTCTATGGACGTAACGATTGACGGTACTACATATCCTACAGAGGGTGCATATGTTTTTGGGCCTGACATGACAGAAAATGACGCTTGTGAACAAGCAACTGTCAAGGCAAAGAAAAAGGTAATCGGTGAGGTTTCACCAGAAGTTCTGACAGCAAAAACAGAAATGAATTGTTCTACTAAAGACCCTGTACAGATTACAGAGGCACAACCAGAAGAGACACCTGTAATTCAAGAGGGTGTTCCTGTTGTAACTGAACGAATTATTTCTAGAAAAATTATTGACGTAACGCCTGCTCCTGTGGTACAGTATATACCAAATAGAAGCCAAGGCTTTACTATTGGGGGTATGACAATTTCCTTCGGCAATCCACATAGGAAGGCTGGGAAGTGTTATGCAAATTGGCAAACCGGCGGAACGGACTGTTACTAATGTTTAAGATTATAATTGGTATTATATTGGGTATTGTTCTAATAACATATTACCCACAAATCGGTTCAGTACTAGGTGACTTGTTCACCGAATCTGGAATGCGTGATGATCTAGTGAAACTTTTAGAAGGGATATAACATGAAGAAGATCATACTTCTTGGTTCTGTTGTACTTGTTAGTGCTTGCAGTTCCAACAAAACGGTGGAGACATTGACAAACGTACCACCAGAAAGTATCGTGGCCAAAGAGGTTTACGAGTATAAGGCAAATGCAGTAGTCGATCAGATTGAGGTAATGCCTGATTGGTTCTTGAAACCACCAACTAGTGAGACTGCAATCTATTCTGTAGGAACTGCTGTCACACCAGACTTGCAATTGACTGTAGATATTGCAGTGTTGAATGCAAAGACAACTCTTGCAGACAGAATTAATGGTAGGGTTCGTTCTCAAACCAAAAGTTTTGTTGCAAAGATTGGTTCAGAAGAAACAGATACTTCTATTCTATCAGAAGTAGAGAAGGCAACTAAAAACATCATTGCAGATGTAGATGTTGCTGGTTACAAAGTTTCTGAAAGTTCTGTGGTTGCTAACGGTACACAGTATCGTGCATATGTTCTATTGGAGTATTCAGATAAGGAGGCGAATAAGATTATTATGAACCGACTTAGGAAAGACAGAATGCTCTTATCGAAGATACGTTCAACACAGGCTTGGAAAGAACTTGATGAGTCTGTAAATAATCAACACGAAATGGATTCGGAAGAATCACTAACTAATATGGAGATACTAACTCAATGATAGAAGCAATGATTGCCTCTTTCCTAACTATCTCAAATCCAGCATGGGGTGATGATGTCACCATAGTACAGGGTAAATGGGATGAGTTTAATAGGATAGAGGCAACTTGTCTCGCTGACAATGTTTATCACGAGGCAAGGAATCAACCACTGGCTGGACAAATGGCAGTCATTTCAGTAACTATAAATCGTGTAAACGATGACAGGTTTCCAAGTTCTATTTGTGAAGTTGTCAAACAAGGCCCACATCGTCCTAGTTGGAAGGGTACAGGTGAAATGATACCTATTCGACATAAGTGCCAGTTCAGTTGGTATTGTGATGGCAAGTCTGATAAGATTTATGATAAAGAAACTTATGACCAAATTTATCTATTGACAGACGGCATAGTTTCTGGTACATTTGAAATACTGGATATTACAGAGGGTGCAACACACTATCACGCAGACTATGTATTACCAGCATGGGCAAAGACAAAACAGAAAACAATTGAGATTGAAGATCACATATTTTACAGATGGGAGTAGATGATGAACTTATTTTGGTTAGATGAAGACCCTTTCAAGTCAGTTCAATACCACTGTGATAAACACGTTGTGAAGATGCCGACAGAGTACAAACAAATGCTCTGTACGGCACATCGTGTTTTGGATGGTACTGAATATTATGATAGGACTAAAAGTGGTGCAAGAATTAAACGATGGAAACATCCAGACAGAAAGATGAACAAACATCTTTTCCTTGCAGGCCATGTTAATCATCCTACAAACAAATGGGTTCGTATGTGTAGAGAAAACTATATGATGATGTATACATATTATAGACTACTATGCGATGAATATACTTACAGGTATGGTAAGGAACATGGTTCAAAAGATTATTGGTGGTTGTTACAAGACCCACCAAAGAATATGCCATCTAGTCTTATGGGGCATACACCAGTTCCACAGGCGATGCTTGCATTCCCACAGTGCATGGTAGAAGGTGATACGGTTCAAGCGTATCGTAATTTTTACAATGTTGCAAAGAGTAGGTTCGCAACATGGAAAGAAAGAGAAAGGCCATATTGGTATGACGGTGGACAATCTGAATTACGAGTTGCCTGATTTAAGAGCAAAGATTGGTGCATTACAATCTGAAAACAATCTGTTGAGACAAGACCTAAAAGATATGACAGCCGCTTACTATGGACTCCTAAATAGGATCAAAGAACTAAGTGAAGAGAAAATAGATAATGCCGACATATAGATTTAAAAATAATGAGACAGGTGAGGAGTTTGATGATTTTATCAGCAACTCTCGTAGAGAAGAACTCTTAGAAAAGAACCCTCACATATCTCAAGTACCAATGCCTTTTGGAATTGTTTCGATAACAGGTTCAATTGATAGTAAAACTGACAACGGTTGGAAAGAGGTTCTAGGTAAAGTTTCTGAAAAACATCCAGATAGCCCACTTGCAGATAGGTATTCAAGAAAAACTATTAAGGATGTAAAGACAAGACAGGTGGTAGAAAAACACCGACATAAGTGGAGAAGTAATTAATGGCAAAGGCAAAAGATATTCGTATTGACCAGATGGTGACAATTAATCCTGCCACCGATAATCAAAAGCGTGCCTTCCAAGAATATAAGAATGATAAGAATCTATTCTTGTATGGTGCGGCTGGTACAGGTAAAACTTTTATCACACTATATCTTGCACTGCAAGAAGCACTAAGGAACGAAACACAATATGATTGTGTATATTTGGTTCGTAGTGCAGTACCAACTCGTGAGATTGGTTTCTTGCCTGGCGATGAAGAAGATAAGACAGCCCTGTTCCAAGTACCATATCAGAATATGGTAAAGTTCATGTTTGAACAACCTAATGAACAGTCATTTAATCTTCTATATGATAGACTAAAACAACAAGGTTCATTAATGTTCTTGACAACATCCTTTTTGCGTGGTATAACATTAGATAACGCAATTATCATAGTTGATGAATGTCAGAATTTGAACTTCCATGAACTAGATACAATTATGACTCGTGTTGGTATGAATTCAAAGATTATGTTCTGTGGTGATGTTTTTCAATCAGACTTATTGAAAAGTGTTGATAGAGAAGGATTACATCATTTTATGAAAATACTAAGAGGAATGAAATCTGTTGCAAATATTGAATTTACATTGGGTGACATTGTTCGTTCTGGTTTGGTGAAAGATTACCTTATCAGTAAGATTAAACAAGAACAAGGTGAGAATGATGGGTAAGAAAAAATCAAGAGCAACGCAGACTTCTAAAGGTGAACGCAGAAGTGTGGCCAAAGAAACTACAAAGGCCGTGCGTAGAGAATATATGAAAAGTAGTGAGAGGATGTCAAATCAACTCTCTGCATTTCTAAGAGGTAAGAATGTCATATTGACTATTCCTAACCCAAATAAGAATGAAACGAATAAACCTTTTATTCGTGTTCCAGCCGAAACTCAATGGCGCCGTGGTGGTAAAAAAGTTTAATTAACTAAAGGACTATATTATGTTTAATCATGTAAGTGTGGATATCCCAGAGGTATCTACAAAAACCGTAAAGCGAAAGCGATTCTATGTTACACCAACTGGATTGTATCCATCTATTACTACTGTACTAGGTGTTCGTAAAGAGAAACAAAAGGGATTACAAGAGTGGCGTAATCGTGTTGGTAATGATGTTGCCAATCACATTATGCGTACTGCCGCATCTCGTGGAACTGCCGTTCACCATATGTGTGAGGACTTTCTAAACAATGTGGAAGTGACACAAGAAGGTAGAGAGTTTCTACCTTGGTGTTTGTTCTCACAACTAAAGCCTACCTTACAAAAAAGTATAAATAATATTTTCGCACAAGAATGTGGATTGTGGAGTGAGAAATATCGACTCGCAGGCCGAGTGGATTGCATCGCCGAATGGAACGGTGTTCCCTCTATTATTGACTTTAAGACTTCACGTTCTGAAAGAAAAGATGACTACAATTTTGAATATTATATGCAGGCATCGGCCTATGCAGAAATGTTTGAAGAACGAACAGGGATTGAAATCAATCAGATTGTAATTCTTGTTGTCACAGAAGATGGACTAATTCAAGAGTTTGTCAAAGAGAAGCATGAATATCTGCCTCACCTTGTAGAAACCATTGATATGTTCACAGAGCAATGGATGAAAGAAAATGAAGAACTTGATGAAGGCCCTGACGTTATCGGCGCTCCTGTTTAGTGGTGCCGCAGTAGCACAGGAAAAACAAGAACAACCACCAGAACAGCTCCCATACACATATTGGGCATCGAAACCTATTCAATGCAGTACTATTGAAGATTTAGTTGAGATGACCAAAAAGTATGGTGAAGTTCCTACTATTGTTATGGATGGCGAAACTGCTTTCCCTAATGGTATGAGGACACCATCTAGATTCATTATTTCTATGAATCCAGAAACAGAAACATGGACACTGATTGAATTTGTCAGTGATGAACAAGCTTGTGTATTGGGTTCTGGACAGGGTAGTATTGCATTAGGTAGACCAAAAAATCAAACTGCCACTTGACACAGAAGAGTTAATGTGGTATAAATAAAGTACAATTTGATGATACAAATCGAAGGACGGATAGGACAGGGGGGCAGTACCCCTCGCCTCCACCATAATTACTTGAGGACAAGTATGCTTGATAGGTTGATAGACATCTTTATTAAGTGGTTTAACATAAAGGAAAAACCACAAGTGAAATATTTGAGTGGTGTTGGTAAATCAAGTAATTATGATGGGGGCGAACTAGGATCGACTGACGTAGATAGAGGCGAGTAGAATTGTCGGATGACCTCGTAATCGGTCAAAACTCGTAAGTGCAAACGATAATTACGCACCTTCTGATTACGCCCTTGCGGCATAATTAGTCGGGCTGGCCACTTGCCTCGGAACAGAAAAGTGGCGCTTAATTATGAGGATTAGTTATGAAAGAATTTATATTTGTTATTACAATGTGGGGCATCAGTGGTGATGGCACAGAGAATTATATAGGACAGATTGCAATGCAACAACCATTCTCTGAAACACAATGTGAAAAACTCATGGATGAAAGTATGTGGAAATCCACATATGAAAATGAATACTATTTTATGAGGGGCCATTGCTTCCCAGCAGAATGCTCAGGTAAAGAACAGTGTTCAGAGTAACAGGTTATTTCAAAGATAAAAAGGTAACAAGGTATTTTGCTGATTTGTATGATGCCATAGATTTTAAGGATAATGTAGATGCACACTATCCAATTAAGACAACGATGGAAAAGGTAATAGATATGAGAGAATTTATATATGATAGTTGGAATGGTGTTATGGATATGGATAAGAATCCATTGAGACATATTCCAGATACGGCCACAAGACACATGGTACTACAGGTACTTGCATGGATGTGGTGTATTGTGTTTAGTTTCTATGTTGGTAGTTTTTGGGTATTTGGTATCAGTGCAGTTGCACATATTCTTTTACTTGGTGCTATCGTAATAACAGTCGCAACCTTTGAGACTGCAAGAATACGTCCTACATTCTTTACAGACTTTCCAACATCTACACCAAGTCGTAGTAGAAATATGTATTGGAATGGACAGAAGATTAAATTAGACCCACAGGACAAAGGTGGTGAACATGAATAAGTTCAAACAGTGGTGGTACGCTACCGATTCGATTGAGATGGTTCTGTTTGCAACTCTGTGGAGTTTATTTGGATACGGTGTATATGTAGTAATACTTGCACTAATAGACAGGGTAGCGCCTTAATACGCTCGTGTAGTCCAACGGTAAGACTACTTGCACCCAGCATTTACACACTGGCTCTGCTACATTTAGATGGGGGGAAGAATATTCCTTTCGCTTCCCCCCATCACTTAACAGGAGTATATTATGAATCTAGAGGAACTAGCAGTGATGACACCAAAGAAGTTTGCAATCAAGATTGAAGAGATTGTAAAAGAAGGACTTGGACAAACATCATATATGGATGCGATTTTGGATTATTGTGAAAGACATTCTATGGAGCCTGATGCAATCGCTCCACTAATATCAAAACCTCTCAAAGAAAAACTAGAGGCAGATGCAAGAGAACTAAACTTTCTTCCCAGAGTAGCAACATTACCAATATAGGAGTTGTTATGGAAGCATGGGAATCCTATCAGATGTATCTTGGACTCAAACTTCACTTCACAACAGATTACGATTACACTAGGTATGGGGGTAAAACTTCTGCTACGAAAGCATCTTTCCTTAAAAGAAAGGACAGATATTTTTTCGCTAGAGTTGCAAAGAAGTATGATGACAAGGCTCTAGAATATTATGTTTCAAATTTTGTGAAGTCACCAAAAGGATGGTTGGGTGATTTCAAAGAAGAAAATTATCTGGAATGGTCTAAAAACAAACAATCTCTGACATACAATTTTCTCACAGATATGTCATTTTTATTTTCAATTGTTGATGAATTTGATTCAATTTTCTCTTGCCAAAACGGCCAACATCCAGTATTATTAAAGAACTTCCTCGCCAAGAGGATTTCGGTTGAAACGATGGTAATCCTACAGGGGTTACTGAATTATGTCAGAAAATGGGATAAGGAATTACAAGATGATTTAATTTGGCCTGATAGTAGACGTTTAATCGTCAAATATAGCGCATTTCTTGATTACGATAAAGAGAAATGTAAAACGAAACTTCTTAAACTGACTAAGGAGACTTTCTGATGACACAGGAAGAACTAGTAAGGGAAAGAGATTTTTACAGGGCGAAACTTCAAGAAGAAAAAACCCTAGTAAAAACACTACGGTTTGAGTGTGCAGAATTGCAAAAGCGTGATGCAGACCTTACCAAACGAATGGCAGAAATGTCCAATCGTCCAGTGGTACGCCCTCGTAACAAGCGACCACACTAAATAACATTTCCTGAGCATGAATCAAAACTGCTCTTGACATTTAACAGGAAGGTGAAGATTGGTATGAAGAATAAGGAAAACTATATGCTTACAACTGCTAAACTGGTATCATATTCGATGCCAACTGAAGCCTTTGAACAGGAAGGGTTAAAGAACGTACAGGACTTAATCTCTTACTGTGCTCGTGTATCAAATCCGGCAAACCAATTTAATAATAAAACCTCGACTAAACTTATACAATACTTGATAAAACACAAACACTGGTCGCCGTTAGAGATGGCGAGTGCTTGTTTGGAGATTGAAACAACTCGTGATATTGCACATCAACTAGTGCGTCACAGGAGTTTCAGTTTTCAAGAATTTAGTCAGCGATATGCTGACCCACAATCAATGGGGGATGCATTTACTTTGCGTGAGTGCAGACTCCAAGACCCTGAGAATAGACAGAACTCTATTGAGATAGAGAATGATCCATCTTTACAATTAGACTTGCACAGACAAGAGTTGATTACAGAATGGCAACGTAGACAACATGGTATTATTAATCAGTCTAGAGACTTGTACAACTGGGCAATAGAACACGGTATTGCAAAAGAACAGGCTCGTGCAGTCTTACCAGAAGGGTTGACTAAAACTCGTGTGATGATGAATGGTACATTACGCTCTTGGGTTCACTATATAGAACTAAGGGGTGCGAATGGAACTCAAAAGGAACATATGGAAATCGCACAGGCATCTGCAAAGGAGATTGCCAAAATCTTCCCACTCATGGAGAAACTATAATGGAAAAATATATTAGAACCAGAATAGAGCAACTCAGTGATGATAGAGAAAAAGCACACGATGAACATGACAAACAATGGTACACTCGTTGTATCCAAGAATTAGATTGGGTACTGATGATGGGTGAAAAGAAACCAAAACGAAATTGCAGTCAGGAATACTTGAAAGAGAAACAAGCAAGTATTCAATCTGATGCAACAACGTGGCCGTTTAATATGAGTACTAGTTGGACTCAAGATATGACGGGCACTGGTAGTTACATAACGTACTACAAAGAGTAAATTTATTTTCCCTAACATTCAAAAATGTATTGACAAATACAGGATGTTAGGGTATTATAAATACTATTATATTATGAATAATGTGAAATACTTAAACATACGCTTACATACGATAACATAAGGAGAAAATATATGTCTATTTCAGCGCTAAGAAACCAGAACTCTCTGGACAAGCTTCTACAACAAGTCCAAAAGGACGAATCCCCTACAACTGAGAAAAAGTCATACGTTGACGAAAGACTTTGGAAGCCTCAGGTTGACAAGGCAGGTAACGGTTACGCAGTAATTAGGTTCTTGCCTGCACCAAAAGGTGAAGAGTTGCCATGGGTTCGTGTTTGGAATCATGCATTCCAAGGCCCAACTGGACAGTGGTTTATTGAGAACTCACTAACCACGTTGAACCAGAAAGACCCAGTAAGTGAGTACAACTCACAACTGTGGAACTCTGGTGTTGAGAGTGATAAAGAAATCGCTCGTAAACAGAAGAGAAAGTTGCAGTACTACTCCAACGTCTATATTATTCAAGATTCTGCTAACCCAGAAAACGAAGGCAAAGTGATGCTCTATCGTTATGGTAAGAAAATCTTTGATAAGTTGATGGAGACTATGCAGCCTGCGTTTGAAGATGAGACACCTGTAAACCCATTTGATTTGTGGGAAGGTGCGAACTTCAAACTGAAAATTCGTAAGGTTGATGGTTACTGGAACTATGATAAGTCTGAGTTCGACTCTGTGACGCCTTTGAAGTCAACTGATGAGGAACTAGAAACAATCTACAATGCAGAATATTCTCTTGCAGATTTTGTTGCTCCTTCAAACTTCAAATCATATGATGAGCTGAAAACTCGTTTGGATGCTGTTCTATCTGGTACGACAATTGCAACTAAAACTGCAGCTGCAATGATTGAAGAGGACGAAACACCCTTCACTCCTACGTTCAAATCAGAACCAGCACCACAACCAGCTTCAGTAGATAATGAAGATGATGACGCAATGTCATATTTTGAAAAGTTGGCAAACGAATAGGTATAGTAGTAAACCTTTGTGCAGATAAGTCGTTATACTTAGTATAAAGTCGTAACACCACATAAAAAGGCTACTAAATAGTACCAAGACGGAGAGGGTGGAATGTCAAAATTCTGCCCTCTCTTTTGTGTCAAATTATGATTCAATTCAAAATTTTGACAAGACATAAATAATAGTAATGGTTAAGAATGAACTTAATCTGATTGAGAGAAAAAAATGTATAGGATTGTATTAACGCTTGCATTTTTTGTTATGAGTTCAGCGGCATTTGGTCAAGCAACACAGGTAGAGACAACCACTAAAAGTACGTCTGATGTTTCAACGTCTGGAAAGACTATTGTAATATCTCCACCCCCATCAGCAATTTCACCTAGTATCGGAAGTTCATCTTCTGACTTATGTATGGCTGGTGTGTCTGGTGCAGTGCAAACACAAATTCTTGGTGTATCAACTGGTGAAATGGTAAGAGATGAAAACTGTGAGAGACTAAAGATTTCAAAGACACTCTATGATATGGGCATGAAAGTTGCGGCCGTATCAGTTCTGTGTCAAGATAGAAGAGTATATGATGCCATGGAGATGGCAGGAACGCCTTGTCCGTTTCTTGGAAAAATTGGTGATCAGGCAACTGATGGATGGAAGGCCAATCCTGGCCGTATTCCAGAATCCGTAGTTTTGGAGACAAAGGAAGATGTTCAAAATCGGAATGCAAAGATTGGTGCTACTGTTGGTGGCCTCGCTCTTCTTCTGCTCCTACTCTAACGCACAAGTAGTAGTTAACCCAAACCCAACACAAACTTCACCAGATTTACTGGAGCCAGATGCAACTAAATGGTCTGGTACTTTTGGCACTGGTATTTGGGGTGGATCGCAAAATCCAGCAACAGGGCCTGGAAATAATCAAGACCCTAATGCACTTCCAAGTGGCACTGGATTTGTTTGGGGTGGTAACAATACTATTCTAAGTACAACAATTGCAATCAATCAAGCACTACAAGTTGCAGGCATTCAAGTAAATGGATTTGAGTATGAGTGGAGAGTAAAGAATGGTAATGCAAACTGGTTTGGTGGACAGCCTGGCGTAGATGATTTTGTCATAGAAGTAGACATTTATGATGCACAGGGTAACATATATGCAACATATCAGTATGATTATGGTCATTCTCATAATTGGACAACACACACTGGACAGGAAATATTTACAGACCCCTTCCTACCACCATCGTACTTTGGGAGTGTAGATATATCTGCACAAGGTAGTGATAGTGCAAACTGGCAAGGTTGGTATGGGCCTGAGTTCAATGTACAACAATCTTCATTTTCAGTAATATTTTCTGCAAACCCATGTCACACTAATCCTTTGCATGACCCACGATGTCAGGGTTATGCAACTGCACTGTTCAATCAACAGTGTACACAGAATCCTCTGTTTGACCCTACTTGCCCAGGCTATGCGGCCGCATTGTTAACACAACAATGTTCTGCAAATCCTTTATTTGACCCTGCCTGTCCTGGCTATGCAAACGCATACTATACTCAACAGTGTCAACTCAATCCACTATACGATCAAAACTGTCCTGGCTATGCATCAGCGAATTTTGCACAACAGTGTGATTGGGATCCACTTTATGATGTACAATGTCCAAACTACCAACAGGCGTATTTGGATAAACAGTGTGAATCAGACCCTTTGTATGATGTACAGTGTGCTGGATATCAAACTGCTATAGAACTTTCAAAGATTGTTGATGATGGTGCAGTAGATGACCCCACAGTTGTTGATAATGAAATAGATGTTACCACAACAACAGAGATAGAAGGTGTGCCTAATGTTGTTGAAGAAAAACAGATAGAAATTGTTGAAATAGAAGGTGGTGATGGGTTTGAAGAAGTTGATGATAGTATCGAAGGTGAACAACTCGCAATGGAAGATGATATTGAAAAAGAAATTGCAGAACTAGAAAGCCAAACAGGTAACACGAATCAAGAAGATGATATTGAAAAAGAACTTGCAGAACTGAAAGATAGCACTAAGAGTGAAAACAAAAAAGATGCACCAAAACCAAAGACAAAAAATGAAAAGATTAAGATGTTACTTGCTATGAAAGCAATTGAACTAACAAAGAAGATTGAAAAAGAAACCAATTTGGAGAACCAGATGGTAATCCAACGTCAACTACTTGCACTGATTTCGTATGTGCCTGGATTTGACTATAACGAAAAAGAGAACAAGGACGGTAATTTCTATCCACCAAAACCAACTGTAGACCATGCGTTTGCAAGATGGTTCTTAAATGACCCTAATTTTGATACGATGGAAAACTTACAGTACCCAAATTTAAACTAGGAGAGAACAATGGCCGAAGTAGAATATGGCGGAGTGAAACTTACAGGAAGTAAGTTGTTTATGATTATCCCACTGGTTTCCATGTTAGGTGGTGGACTATGGGCAGGATTTGAATTTTATAAAGATTACATGGATATGAAAGAACAGATTCAAAGTTACGTTGCACCAGATTTGTCAGAGTTTGACAAACAACTTGCAGTAATTCAAGAAGAGATGAAAGTAACTAAAGAAGAGGTTCTCATTATTCGTGACGCAATTGGTGAACAAGTACAGTTCATGCGTGATACAAAACACGACTTGAGAGATGACTTGGTTCGTATGGAAAAGATACTGGACAAGGTTGAAAACGACATTGATAAGGTAGAGGATGAAGCGACTGCACTGATGGACAGATCAAAGAAAGATACCAGAGATATGATTGTTGATGCAAACAATCGTTTCAACGACAAGATTGACGGTATGGAAGGATATGTCAAAAGAGAACTGCAATCATTAGAGGATGACTTAAATAGTAAATTAACAAAGGCATTAGATAACCCACTAGCAAATAGATAAATACTAGTGTGAGTTGAGAAG